GGCTTCGGCCTCGGTCTCTGCGGCCAGCATGCGGTGCGCGGCCGACTCGACGGCGTCCTGGAATCCCTGCACGTCCAGGAAGGTCTGCAGGTAGCCCTCGAGCTTCCACAGCTGCCGGATGGCGTCATCGACCGCGATCTTGTTGCCGATCGCGACGTCGTAGTCCTTCGGGTCGACGCACGAGCTGTAGCCGATCACCTGGAAGCCATTCTTCGTGGTCAGGCAGACAACGGTCGTCTTGTTCGCGAAGACGTGGAACTCGGCGTGCGCGACGACGCGGTTGATGTCGTCGAGGGTCAGCTTGGGCATGCTGTGTCTCTGGTTGGTTTGCAGGCCCGCAGACTGCCATTAGGGAGGCTGCGGGGGGATGGTCAGTTCAGCGCCGCCCAGGCGGCTGGGGTGGGGGTCATGGGAAGGTCATCGTCCAGTTGACGGTAGACGTGTCGCCAGCGTTGGTGGACGTGATGACAAACGATGTGTTGACCGTCTTGGCACTGACGTACAAAGCCCCTGGCGTGCCACCGACGGCGTTGGTGCTCAGACTGATTTGCGCGTTCGCCGTCACGCGGGTGTCGGACACCGTAACTGCGCCTGCAACAAGGGTTGCCGTGCCTACGACACGCGATGGCTGTGAGGCGACGACCTGCCCGATGCCGCTCAGCTCGTACGCCACGTTGAACTCGACGCGCTGCCCATATGGGATGTAGAAGGTCGTCGCCCCGTTGACAAAGGCATTTCCCGCTGGGCATGTCAGCGCAACGCAACCCGTCGCCGTCGTGCTGTTGTTCGAGACTGCGCACCTCACACCCACGCCCATCGACGGCAGTATCAGCGTGCTGGTGCCGGCGCCTGCGTTGAATGTGAAGTCATCGAACGGCTTGATGACCGTCGCCGAGTCGTTCATGTTGGGCACGCGAATCAACTGGCGCTGAAGGGTTGGCGGTGCATCTTGGTCGATGATGGTCCAGCCAAACCCATTCCACTTCTTCGCGGTCGGCGACAGCATGCAGGACTTCAGCAAGAACCGAGAGTTCCCGGTGTTGTTGTTCGCGGCCGTCCATACCGCAAGCCAATCACCGTACCCGGTGAGATCAACGACTTCGATGTCCGCCACCTGGTCGAGTTCCCAACGGTGGTCCATGCGCGAATAGCATGGGTAGGCCTGCAGGTCGATATAGAAGTCGATGCCGTCGGGACTGAAGGCCTTGTAGATGTCCGACTGCGGGGCGCCTTCGGCGGAACCGAAAGGCCCCGCGTGGACCAGCATCACATATTGGCCGTTCTCGAACACGATCGGGCCACAGCTTGAGTACGACCGAAAGTTGTACATCTGAAGACTGCTGATGTTTGTCGGTACGGGGTTGTCTTTGTTCGTGCCGAAGACGAGTGCAGGGTCCAAGCTCGCAAGAATGCCCGTACGGCTGACAAAGGTTCCAGTTGGCGTCGCGCATTCGGCGCACATGGTTTGCCAGGAATCGGTGTTGGTGCCCTGACCTTCGATGTAGAGGCGGTATGTGCTGCCGATCTTGATGCACATGAAGTTGCCGAACTGGGTCAAGCCCGGCACCACGCCACCCGCTTTGCTGAACACCGTGGCCTGGCCGCCGAACGCCGTCAATGGGTTTGCTGCCAACGCTGCCATGGTGGCGCTGGCAACCTTGACTGTGGTCGTGCCACTGGTCGGGCAGTAGTAGATGTAAAGCGTGTTGCCTTCCACCAGCTTACCGGGGTGAATGACGCTTTGCGCCTCGCCACCGACGCCGGAGCCCATCACGATGCCGATCTTTGTCCAACTGCGGCCAGTGGGATCGTTCGGGTTGGTTGTGGTGTACAGGACGAGATTGCCGCCCTGATTGCAAAACAGGTAGACCTTGCCGTCTACCGGGTTGACGACCAGGTTGGGCTCCTGGCTCGGAGCACTGGAGCCCAGGTCAGCAATAACCCAGCTGCGACCGGGATGGCCGGGGAACCTTGAGCCAGCCAGCGACGTGTCGATCCACTCGGTCTGCGGGCCCGCTTCACTGGGCGAGGAAATGCCGATGTATCGGCCAGGGACTGTGGTTGCTACGGTCATGATCGTTCCTTACAGTGTGGTGTTGACAGCAGGCGCGGTCTGCGCGTACTTGGTTGCCAAATAGGCTTCGATGCTCTGACGATTGGCGTCGCTCAGCCGGCCGCGCCAGACCTGGATTTCAGCAATCCGCCCTGGGTGCATGTGGTTGCCAACGCCGCCTGCGATGTTGCCCAGGGTAAAGACGTTGTAACGCCTCAGAAGCGGCCCGATGGCCATGCCGTTGGGAACCTGCCGTGTGCCGTTCAGAAAGGTCTGGGCCCCCGTGACCACACTCAGGATGTACGGTGTGGACAGCGTGATGACGCTACTGACGTTGATCTCGTTTGATGCGCCACGTACCGACAACACATCGTTGCCGGAGCCGTTGTTGTTGTCGGAAGACACGATGGAGAAACCTCGGTCCTGTGCCGTCAGCTCGTTGGTGAAGATGCGCCCATCTCGCAGAGATTGAGTGTTCAAGCTGCTCGACTTGTCGGCTACCAAGAAGACGGTGGCCTCTGGTCCCAAAAGTGCGCTGGTGAGCAAAGTGTTGAAGCGCTCCAGATTGCCTGCGGTGGTGAACTGGATAGCGGGTTTTCCAGTTGCGCCACCACCCCAATTGGTAGCAGTTCGGTAAAGAGGTGTGGTCGACCCTGCGGCCGTCGCGTTGTAGCCGTTGCCGCTGAAGTCTGCCCATGAGGCTTGGGCGGTGCTATCGGACACGACCGCGAGCTGCGAAGCGTCCCACCAGGCCATCAGCCCTTTGATCCCAGACATGCCGGCAGGAAGCGCGGTGGGTGTGACGCTATTCGAGACGGCAGAAACTGCTGTCAGTGCAGTGCTACCGATGGCGGTCACTGTGAACGTGTAGGCAACGCCATTCGTCAGGCCGGTCACAGTGATGGGTGATGAGGTGCCGCTCGCGGTTCGACCGTTGGAGGCTGTGACGGCGTAACTGGCGGCGCGCAGCGACGGGCTGAAGTACACCAACGCGGAGGCTTCGGAAGCTACTGCGACCACGCCGGTAGGGGCTTCGGGGTACGAATTGAGGATCGTGCCAGTCGCCGCTGCTATTTGTGCAGGTGTTGGTAAAAAACCGAGGTCAGCCAGGGTTTTGATGTCGGAATACACAGCCGGAAGGCCAGCAGAAGGCGTGGTCATGTTCGTTCCTTTCAGTCGTTGGGGAAGATCGGCTCTGCGAAACACCTGCAGTTCGGCAGGCACCCAGCATGGCCCTTGAGGTTGTCGAGAGTCGGTGGCGATGACCACCTCACGTACTTGCCTTCCATTTCCTCGTGGCTTGGCCGGACGTTGGCATCGCCCGACGTTCTCCAGATGTAGCCATCGCTCCCTGCGTAGACAGCGCGGGCCTGGACTAGGTTGTTGGCTGCGCGGGACACCTCGGTGCGGGCGATCCGGGCCGCCTTGGCGGTGCTGACCTGCTCACTGGCGAGGATGTCCTTTGCGATCTCGGTGGCGCGTTTCCCGGTTATTGTAGCCTCGAGCGCGAACCCTTGTATGCGCTCGGCGGCGGTGGTGGGGATGGACTGGATCAACTCCACCTGCTCGGCCTGGAGCTCGCGGAGCACGTGACCCGTGGGAGCGTTGAGGAGCTCCTGGCGTAGCGCCACTGCCATGTCCTTCGAGTGCCGCTTCCACATGGCACCGTCCTTGCGTGCCACGTCAGCCAACATGAACGACGCCACCGCGTTCGCCCAGGGCTCGATATAGGAGGCGTACTGGTTCAAGGCTTCAAGCAGTCGTGGGACGGCGCTCAGGTGCCCGTCCGGCGCCAGCCCCTTGACTATCACCCCCACTTGGCGGGCTACCGCCCGGAGTTGGGAGTTGTAGCGGCTTTCGCTCGCGAGGGCCATTGTCCAGCGGGCTCTTTTCCCCTTCCGATCCAAACGCGCCATGCGAGGCTCCTTCGTTATCACCGCCGCCACCCACCAGGCTGCTCAGCATGTCCTCGGCACCGGGCACTTGTGGCTCGTCATCCGCCGCCTCGATCATGTCCTGGGTGATGTTCGTCCAGATGCCTGTCACGCGGCTGCTCTGGCGCAGTTCCTTGAGTGCGGTCTGCCTGCCCACCAGGCCACCTTCGTACGCCGCCTGGACCGCGTCACCGGTGCTCTTGGAGACGCTGCTCTTGTCAACGTCAGTGAGCTTCCAGAGGCTCTTGAACTTGACGGCGAAGTCAGGTGGCAGCTGTACCCCGATGCTCCGGGCACCCAGCTTGTAGATCAGCGTGGTGCCGTGGAGGATGTTCTTCTCCTGCTGCTGGTTGATGCCGTCGTAGTACATCCGCAGGTCACTCTCCCCGGTGCTGTTCAGGCCGGCAGGACTCTGACCGAACATGCGAATGAGGGGGATCTGGAGCGCACCCGAGATCTGCTGGCCGAACTGGATCAGGGCGTCACCCAGTCCGCTGAAGGCGGTGTGGGACTGCATCTCCAGTTCATCCTCACCGTCGATCATGGTGAGGCCTTCCAGGGTCTGGAAGCGGCGCATGGTGTCGGCGTACTGTGCGAGGCCGTTCATGGCCTGCCCACCAGCGGATACGATGTCGCGTAGGCCCTTGATCTTGAGCGTGCGGAGGTAGGCCTTGTAGACGAGCTGTCCAGCGCCGGTGGTGGCGCTGTCGAACATGACCATGCGGTCATAGAGCCGCTCCAGCACACTGATGCCCCACAGGTTCTCCATGAGGCGCTGGTTGTACGGCAGCTCGAGGCCGACGTGACGGAAGGCGATGCGAGTATGGTGTACGACCGCCCCACGCAGCGCAGGGGCGTTGTAACTCACGCGGTAGTAACTTGGCAGGCCCAGATGCGGCCCAAGGTCTGTCACGAGGTCTTCGAGCGTCGGTTCGACCATCCACCGGTCAAGCACGAGCAGGCCCTTGTACTGACCCTGGCCGACAGTCTCGAGGCGGAGCGGCGTGCGCATGTCCTGCCCGTCCACCAGCACCACGCCCAGGCAGCCACCGTACAGGCGTCCCCAGCGGATGACCTCGTTCACGCTCGGCCAGGTGTTGAGGCCGGTCATGGTGCGGTCGAGCCGGGTCTGGTCCTCGGGCCGCATCTCGCTCACGTAGTCGATGCCCTCCCGGGTCATGTCGTCTGCGACAGTGTCCACCGCAATGCCCCCGATCCAGGACCCACGGTGGATCCATTCGAGCAGCGTGCGGTTGCGCGTGATCGGGTTGAACCCATAGCTGCCCGTGCTCAGGGCATTGTCGCCACCGATGCCCAAGCGGTGCTGGAGGTTCTGGAAGGAGTCAGTGGTGACCGCACCCACCAGCGGCTTGCCGTCCCCGCCTACGTGGTTCTTCCTGATCGTGTCGAGGGTCCGCTTCTCCTCACGGATCAGGTCGTTGCGAGCGGACTTGACGGATACCTTGCGTGCCATGATCGCCCTAGGTGAATTGATGTGCGAGGACTGGCCAGTCCAGGTGCCCGGTGATCTGGTCACTCGCGTCACCGCTGTACTGCGCCTTGATCGTCATGCGCTTGGTCTCCTGGGGGTGACTGGCGTTGACGATGACGTTCTGTGCAGCGGTGACCTCGATGTCAACCGAGGCAGCGAGGCTGGGGAAGTTGGTCCAGCCAAGCACTGACGTCCCCGAGGTGAGGCAGTCGATGCGGTACTGGGCCGCCGTCGGGACCCCTGCGTTGCCGAAGCGGTCGAGCAGGGCGATGGTGACCCAGCACGCGCTGCCTGAGTTGACAGCAGCCATGATCAGCTAAGCGTGATGGTCATGGTCACGGTCCAGGTCTGGCCCGCGGTCTTGGTGCCCTGGGCGCTGACCTTGCGGTTCAGGGACGTGACGCCGTTGTCCAGCGTGAATTCGGCCCACGCGTAGTTCGCTGCTGCGGAGCCGAACGCGGCCTGGGCAGTCAGGGTCTGTGCGGCGACGCTCGGGTAGGTGGCAGCAGCAGCCTGGTAGGTCTTGTTGGTCGCGGCGACGAGGCCTGTCTGCGTGGCCGCCTCTGCGGTGCTCGAGTCACCCACGCCGATGCGGGCATTGGCATTGGCGAACGTGGTGCCGCCCGCGCCGATGACCAGCTGGAGTGCCAGGGTGATGCCTGCGTTGAGCAGCAGGTTGCCGTCGATCTCCGCGATGTCGTACGGCGTGTCGTCGGCGAACGCCTGGTCGTCCAGGTACTTGCGGATGGTCCAGTGCGTCTTGTACTTGATCGAGTCGTGCATGGTGATGCCCCTAGTGGAGGGTGAATGAGACTGACCGCGAGGCCAGTGCGAGCCTAGCCGATCTCGCGGCCATGGAAAGCGTTGCTGTGCGTTGGGTGAGTGCGAAGTTGATGCCGATCAGTTCGAGCCGTACCGACTTGGACAGGAGCGTGGCGCCTGTGCCTGCGTCACTCACCGTCAAGCGCACAGTGGGTGACTGCAGTGTGCTTGCGCCTGAGCCTGTGTCAGTCAGATTGACCTGGACCGTGACCGCAATTGTATCGGAGCCCGCACCAGTGTCAGCCACAGACTTGACGCTGGACCCACCAACTGATAGTGCGTCCAGGCTGGACGCGAGGTCTGCCAGCAGCACAGACACGCCAACAGCCACCGAGTCCACGCCCGCGGCGGAGTCGGTCACACTGACTGCCTGGTCACCGCTCTGTGTCGTCACCGCGCTGGAGCCCACGCCTGAGTCTGTCAGGGTGAGTGCGGCGTTGGGTGACGGCGAATCCACCCCCGTAGCGGCGTCAGATAGGCTCAGCGCGACATTGATGGTGATCGAGTCCAGCCCAGACCCTGTATCGGCCAACAACGCCGCGAGCGCGGAGATGACGGCGTCGGCTCCTGCACCTGTGTCCGCCAGCGAGGCTGCGACTGCGATGCTCAGTGCGTCAGCACCTACTGCAGTGTCCGCGAGGGTGAGGGCGACATTGGTCGCCACGGTGCTCGCACCAGCGCCGGTGTCTGCCAGGTTCGCGCCAATGAGGCTGGCGCTCGAGTCAGCGCCAGCACCTGTGTCTGCCAGGGACAGGGCAGCAGCGACCGACGGGGAGTCAGCGCCGGCACCTGTGTCCGAGAGCGCCAGGGCGACGATCACCGCAATGGCATCGGCACCCACACCCGCGTCACTCAGGGCGGCCGCGATGGTGGCCGCGATGGTGCTTGTGGCGGCGCCTGTGTCTGCCAGGGCTGTGGCGGCTGCAACCGCCAGTGCTTCGATCGTAGCGGTGCTTACGTCCGAGAGCGCCAGGGCGACTGCGCCAGAGGTGCTGTCGGTGCCTGTGCCGGTGTCTGCTGTGACACTCAGCGAGACGGCGACAGTGATGGCACTCGACCCAGACCCTGAGTCGGTGACTGAGGGGCTAGATCCGCCCCCTGTGCTTACCTGGACGGCGTCCTTGATGAACCAGCCTTCTGGCGTGATCGCATCGTCGAACCAGGACTTCGGCTGTAGAGCCGTGTCGAAGAAGCCAATGACGGCCATGTCAGCTTACCAGGAGTAGACTACGATGTAGCCTCCGCCTCCTTGGCCACCGGCACCACCGATGCCGGTCGGGTTGACACCAGCGCCGCCTCCGCCACCTCCGCCACCGCCGAGGCCGCCTGCTCCGCCAGCAGCGCCACTGGTCGCTGCGGTGATCGTAGTACCGCCCCCGCCCCCGCCCCCGCCGCCTCGCGTGCTGTTGGCCGCCTGGCCGGCAGCGCCAGCAGTGGGCA